CCCGCCTCAGCGGCGGCACAGACTGCATTTTTTACCTGCTCCGTCACTTCGGGAATTTCTCCCATAATAACATAGTTTAAAAAGCGTTCCGCCTTGCGTGCATAGCGATTGAATTCTTCGGCGGTTAAATCACCGCCGAAAGAATCCTTGTAATAAGCATAATCCGCATACATTTTTAAGATACCTTAATGTTACGGAAAACACCGCACTTTGTTGTGTTTTTGAGAGCAACAGCGGCAACCATTTCAACCTCAGCCTTTTTAACCGCACCGGGGGCAGTAAGGTCAGGCATATATGTTTTGATGATTGACGAACCGCTGAGGGAAACACCGTGAAAAGCGTCAAGACCAAGCTGCACGGCATAAAGGTCGGTAAGACCTGTCACCTTTGAGCTTGATGCACCTGTTTCATAAATCGGCACACACGGTACTGTGGCAGAACCGTTGTAATAGTTACCCATATCGTAAAAAATGATATTGTCATAACCCTGAGCAGTTTTACCGAAAGCATCCTCGGCTTTTGTGAGATAGCCTGCACGCTGAGCTACGCTCTTGAGTTTGGCAATCAGCTTGCTGTTGCCGAGAAGAAATGTAGGCTTGCCGTCAATGCCGCCGATAAACTCATTAAGCATGTCAATCATTGTCTGATAATTGCTTGTAAGATTTGCAGTTGTCGAAAGGTCAACTACCGTCTTATCAGATCCTGCATTGTACTCAGTGCTTGTGCCCTTGAGGAGAGTTGTAAGACCGTCAAAGTCAACCGACTTATTAGTCTTTGAGCCGTTAATACAGCAATTTTGAAAATGGTTACGAGTAGCGAGGGTTTTCTGCTCGAGCTGAAACGCAATTTCGTTTGTTGTTGCTTCCTGAATAACACGGTCAACCTCACTTGCACCGCCGAAGATTTTAAGGTCAACGGTCTTTTTAATTTTCTTCGCCTCATTGGCTGTGTATTCGCTGTTAATTTCTCTGCCTGCCGCTGTTGACGGTGTCTGGAGCTGTAAGTAACCGTAGGTGAGAGTTGAGCCTCCGACACCCGGTGATACGGCATCATCAAAAGTAAGCTCATCCATAAACTGTGAGCCACGACGGAGAGTATCAATAACCTCCTGTGTAACTTTGTCAGCTCTGCCGACACTTGCTTCTGCTAATGTAATAGGCATTTTGTGTCCTCCTTATTTCTTGTAATAGTCTTCAACGGCAGACTTGAGGTTTGAACCGGACTTTGCTTTTGCTCCGCCTGTGGGTCCGCCGAGGTCAAGTTTCTTTTTGGGTTCTTCCTCTGACTTAAAGAGGAAAGGTTTTGACTGTTTCAGCTCTGCAAGCTGTTCGTCAAGTCCCGTGATACTGCCGTCCTCAGTCTGAGATACCTTTGACATATCAATGTTAGCCTTGACCGACACGAGGTCAGCCGCACCTGCGTTATTGATGGCAGATTCAACCGCCTGCTCAAACTTGTAGTCATTGAGCTTTTTGTCGCCGTCAAGCTGTGCCTGCTTAACCTTGTTCTGCCAATCGGGGTCATAACCTTCAAGATTAGCGTTTGCAGTTTCGAGCTTTTTTGACACATCATCATACTTGTCCTTTTCGACATACTGACCGCCTGCAAGGTTGCCGAGCTTAACATCTGCCGCATTGTTTACCTTTTCGGCAAACTGTTCAAAGGTTAATGCCTCGTCACCAAACAGGGCTTTTAAAATT